ACTGCCCATCTTTCCAAGCGAGCAATTTTAGCTGCATCGCCAGTTATTTTAACTGTTGCCGGTGCCGGAGCTGCTGGTTTGCCCCACTTACGAGGATCAAGGCTCCATTCTTCATTGATAATTTCTTGAACTTTCATGATGTATTTATTAGTTATCACACTCGAAATAAAAATACCCCATAAAATACGCATATAAATACAATACATTCATTTGGAGTTGACAACATGTCCGGAAATCCTTTACAAAAATACTTTAGACAACCTAAGGTCTTTATCAAATTACCCAGCGGAGGTTTGTTTAACAAACCCGGCACCATTCAAGGAGACCCTAACAACATGCCCGTGTACGGCATGACGGGCATGGACGAGATCATTGTCAAAACTCCCGATGCACTGCTTACCGGTGAAAGCACTGCGGCTGTTATATCCAGTTGCTGTCCCAGTGTCAAAGAACCATGGGAAATGAGCATATTGGATCTCACTATTATCTTGGCTGCAATCCGTATTGCCACTTACGGTGACAAAATGTCTGTTGGCCATAAGTGCAGTGGGTGTGGTGCAGACAACGAATACGATTTGGAACTAAACAAAGTAATTGACCACTACATGAAGTGTCAATATCAAAACAAAGTTGTGATGAAGGATCTTACCATCACCTTACAACCCTTGAACTATCGCAACAGCACACGTTTTAATCTCAAAAACTTTCAGTTGCAACAGCAAATTGCTCAAGCAGAAGTTATGGAAGACAAGGATGAACGTCAACGAGTCATAGCCAAGTTGTTCAAAGATCTAGCTGAAACCCAAAATGAGATTTATCGTGAAACCATTGAAAGTGTCGACACCGGCGACCAAGTGGTTACTGAAAGAGAATACATCTTGGAATGGATTTCAAACTGCGATAAAACAGTTTTTGATGCTATCAAAACACAAAACAACATCAACAGCGCAGCATGGGAAATGCCCAAGTTTCCAGTCAAGTGTGACGAGTGTGAAAAAGAAGTCAACTTGGTAGTGGACTTGGATCAATCAAATTTTTTCGCTCAAGCCTAATTAATATATCACCCCAGGAAATTGAAGAACAGTTAATTAGGCTTGATAACCAAGTTAAAGCATTCAAACAAGAACTCTTCAGAATCAGTTGGTACATGCGAGGTGGTGTCACAGTGGAAGAATTACTACATTTGTACAGTCACGAAGATCGTGACATGATTTATAATGTGATCCGTGATAACATTGAAACTACCAAAGAAACACAAATGCCATTGTTGTAAGAAGAACTAAAGTTCTTCTGTTCTTCGCTTTCGCTCGAACTATTGTTTCTTTTTAATGATTACATAACGCGAAGCGTTTTAAATATTATCTAGATCGTTCAGTCACACTTTGCCCTGGCGGGCAAAGCGACTTTGGACATTATCTGAGTCGAACAATATCACTTAGCGTTAGCACTAAAACGTAGGCGGTCATCCTGTACCTACTCATGCTGTCTTTATATGACGGCGGCTTGCACACATACGCTAACACATGCACAAACGTGGGGCCACAACCCCTCTTTAGCCTGGAAAAAAATTCTTGCTGTTGACCAAATGGATTCATTAGGCATATCCCATCATCGTCCTGTAAAGGATAGTGATCAACATCTCTGTCACCAAGCAGAACTACCTTGCCGTCACACATCAGAACGGATTCAGGGCACTATGTCAACGCCAGTGCGGGCTTATTTGGTGATTTAATTGCCTAGTTTATTACGATTTGAGTATATGTGAGCCGTGTACACGAACGCTGATCTGTCCGTTATAATAGTCTTTTGATTCCAAAACCCTGCGACTAAACTGTTCACGAGCCTCTATGTATGACGTTTCTGCCTTGGATTTACAATAAAATAGTATTTCCCTGCGAAAGTTTTCTTGACCTAACTGCGCGATATCCTTGAGCAATTCATCGCTAGAACCATAATAGTCCCGCCAATCACTGTCAACCTTACCACGGATTTTCTTTTTTTTCTTGGTGCCGTTCTTTAACTTGACTACTTTATAGG